CCAGAGGCTGCAATCAAGTCTTTGAGTTCTGCTGAGTATGCGGCAACCACTAAAGCCAAGCGCAAGGGTACTGCGGCTGGTAAACAGTTTGTAAAGCAACCAAAGAAGATTGCAAAGAAAACGGCTAGTTACAGATGAGGTAAAAGATGAAAACACCCACTTGGCAAACAAAAGCTGGTCAAAATCCAAAAGGCGGCTTGAATGCCAAGGGTAGATCATCTTATAATCAGGAAACTGGGGGTAATTTGAAGCCTCCAGTAAAGTCGGGGGATAACCCTCGCAGAGCAAGTTTCTTGGCTCGTATGGCTGGTAACAGCGGTGCAGAGTACAAGGATGGTGAACCAACAAGACTGCTTCTTTCGCTCAAGGCATGGGGTGCAACCTCAAAGGCTGACGCAAAGGCAAAAGCTCAAGCTATATCCGCAAGGAACAAGGCAAAAGCAAAATGAGAGCATTATCAGTTGGTATTAGTCCTACAGCGGCAGTAGACACTACAGTCTATACCTGTCCTACTGGCTATTACTCTAAATTTACTGTAATGTATATCCACAATACAGGTGGTTCTACCAAGCACATTACTGTTCAATGGTTTGATGCAAGTGCCAACTCTACCCTTGATATATTGACTCAATACGATTTTTCATCAAAGACCTATTTGCAGTTTGATGGCAATGCCTACATTGTTTTTGAAGAAGGCGATAAGTTAAAAATAACTACTCAATCTGCAAGCACATTTAGTTTTATAGCCACATTTGAAGAAGAAGGGTTGACAAGAGCATGACCTACCTTGAACTTGTAAACGATGTACTCGTAAGGTTGCGTGAGACAACAGTTTCAACTGTTTCCGAAACAACTTATTCTTCCTTAATTGGCAAGTTTGTCAATGATGCAAAGCGTCAGATTGAAGATGCCTTTTCGTGGAACGCATTGGGTCAAACAATCACAGTCACTACTGCGGCATCTACAGCATCTTATTCTTTGACGGGTGCTGGTCAGAAGTTTCAAGTGATGGATGTAATCAACACCACAAGCAATGTTGGCTTGATTAACATCAGCTTTGTGGACATGAACCGCAAGCTAAACTTTACGCCACTGGTCAACTCAATCCCTACTGAATTTGCTTTTGATGGTGTTGATGGCAGCTATGACACCAAGGTAAATCTTTATCCAATCCCTGATGGTGTATACACAATCAAGTTTGCTTTGACAGTGCCACAGGCTACGTTGTCATCAGATGCAACTATTGTTTCTGTTGCTGATACGTTAGTGTCTCAGAATGCTTATGCTCGTGCATTGGTAGAACGTGGTGAAGATGGTGGTCTATCTTCATCTGAGGCTTATTTGCTTTACAAAGCTATGTTGGCTGATTACATTGCATTGGAAGGCACTCGCTATCCTGAAAATCAAGAGTTTGTGGCAACATGAGTCAAGCACTACAAACTTATTCTTTAACAGCCCCTGGCTTTCAGGGGTTGAATACGCAAGAATCGCCTCTCGATTTGTCTCTTGGATTTGCCTTAGTTGCTCAAAATGCAATCATTGACCAGTATGGTCGGATCGGTTCACGCAAAGGATACTCTAAGGTAAATTCTTCTAGTGGTGCTTTAGGTGCAAATGATGTCACTGTCATCCATGAATTAGTGCAAGCAGATGGAACTTTGACTGTTGTATTTGCTGGAAATTTAAAGTTATTCAAACTTGATGGCTCTAATGCTGTGGTTGAATTGACCTATGGGGGTGGTGGTATAACACCAACCATTACCGCTAACAATTGGCAATGTGCTTCACTTAATAGCATCACATACTTCTTTCAATCAGGCCATGATCCACTGATATTTGATCCTACTGTCTCAACTACAACATATCGCAGGGTATCTGAAAAGACAGGTTACGTAGCTACAGTCCCATCAGCAAACATCGTTATATCTGCTTTTGGTAGATTGTGGGCGGCAAACACAACAGCTAACAATGCAACAGTCTTTTTCTCTGACTTGATTGCTGGTCATGTTTGGTCAACAGGTACATCAGGTTCTTTGAATGTAGACCGTGTATGGGTCAATGGTGCTGATGAGATTACAGGACTTGCTGCACACAATGGCTTCTTGTTTATCTTTGGTAAGCGTCAGATTCTGATTTATCAAAATGCCACTACACCAGCCTCAATGCAATTGAGTGACACTGTTGAGGGCATTGGTTGTATTGCTAGGGATAGCATTCAGACAACCAGCACTGATGTTCTGTTCTTGTCTAATTCTGGTGTTCGTTCTTTGATGAGAACGATTCAAGAGAAGTCTTCTCCTGAACGTGATTTGTCCAAGAATGTTCGTAATGATTTAATGAGTGCTGTTTCTGCTGAAACTGCATCAAATATTAAAGCTATATATTCTGAAACAAATGCACTTTACTTGTTAAATCTTCCGATATCAAAATACGTTTACGCATTTGATACAAAAGGAATCATGCAAGATGGTTCTTCTAGGTCAACGATTTGGGACAGTATTGAGCCAACATCTTTTTGTGCAAGACGTAATGGCGATTTGTTGATTGGCAAGAATGGGTATGTTGGGAAATACGGCACATACTTGGATGATGCAACCTCCTATAGATTGGCATACTATACAAATAATTCTGACCTTGGTGATATAAATGTCACCTCTATTTTGAAGAAGATAAAGGTTATTGTTGTTGGTGGTTCTAATCAATTGGTAACACTGAAGTGGGGATATGATTTCACAGGAAATTATTACTCATCACAGGTAAATATACCTACTCAAACAACTGCTGAATATGGTATTGCTGAATATGGATCGAATGCCACAGTAGTAGCATATTACACATCTGGAGTTGCATTAACAACAATAGAAACAAATGCAACCAGCAAGGGAAAAATTGTTCAAATAGGGGTTGAGATGGATATAAACAACAGTCAATTATCCATTCAAAAGATTGAACTTCAAGCCAAAAATGGCAAGATTGCATAAGGGAAAAAATGTCAAACTATACACAAACAACGAATTTTGCAACCAAGGATGCCCTTGCATCTGGTAATCCTTTAAAAATTGTTAAAGGTACTGAGATCAATGTTGAGTTTGCAAATATTGCAACTGCTGTAGCAACTAAAGCAGATTCGGCTAGTCCTACCTTTACAGGTACGGTAACAATTCCTACGTTGGCTGTTACTGGTACATCAACACTAACAGGTGTAGCAACCTTAACTTCTCAACCAATCCTTTCTAGCTTGACAGCTTCTAAGCCTGTATTTACAGACGCATCTAAAGGTTTGGTGAGTACAGGTACTTTAGGGGCAGATCAAGGAGGTACAGGAGTTGCAAACAATGCGGCAATGACTGTCACGGGTTCTGGAAACTTTGCTTACACTCGAACTCTGACAGGAACAACAAACGTCACTTTACCTACAACTGGTACTTTGGCTACCCTTGCAGGTACAGAGACTTTTACTAATAAAACTTTAACAAGTCCCGTAATAGGTGGTACTCCAACAGGTGTAGGCGTTCTTACCTCTGGCACTGCTGTTGCATCTACCAGCGGTACAAGCATTGACTTCACAAGCATCCCATCATGGGTAAAGCGTTTGACTGTCATGTTTAATGGAGTTTCAACAAGCAGCACGTCAGTTTTACAAATACAAATTGGATCAGGTTCTGTGACTACATCGGGTTATGTTAGTCAAACATCAACCGTTGCAAATATCAGTGTTATAGCAACAAGTGGATTTACACAAAATTATAGCCCACTTGCAGCAAATATTAATGGTGGTTTATTTGTAATCACTTTAGTTTCTGGATTTTCTTATCTTGGTTCAGGAACTCTTAATACCATCGCAAGCACCAACAATGCGTATATTAACGCAGGAACTATAACGCTTGGCGGTGTTCTTGACCGTATCCGCATCACAACAGTAAACGGCACTGACACCTTTGACGCTGGTTCAATCAACATCCTTTACGAGTAAACATTATGACACACAGAATCGAAGTTAACGTAACAACAGGTGAAGTCAAGCAAGTTAAGTACACGCCTGAAGAACAAGCGGAATATGATGCGGCAGTGGCGGTGCAAGCACTTGCAGAGGCGGCAGCCATTCAACAAGAACAAACAAATGAATCAGCCTGAAATCATCCATTATTTTTCTGATGGTTTGTATGCCAAGGAAGCTAGGTTTCCTGCGGGTGTAGCCATCCTTAAACACACCCATAACTTCAGTCACTTGTCTATCTTGGCTGAAGGTAAGGTTGCGGTGTTGCGTGGGAATGAGATTGATATTGTTACTGCCCCTGCTTGTATTGAAATTAAGGCTGGCTTGACGCATGGCGTTAAGGCAATAACAGATTGTGTTTGGTTTTGTATTCATGCTACTGACGAGACAGACCCGTCTAAGGTGGATGAAATTTTGATTAAGGGAGATTGATATGCCATTTACAGCAGCATTAATAGGCGGGGGAATGTCCCTCTTAGGCGGTGCAATGCAGGGGGATGCCGCAAGAAGTGCGGCTCGTACTTCAGCCGATGCTCAACTTAGGGCAGCACAAATTGCAGCGGATGCGGCAAAGTTTCGTCCTGTTGGCATAACTACCCGTTACGGTACATCTAACTTTCAGACTGATGCACAAGGTAATGTATCTGGTGCTGGTTACTCAGTTAGTCCTGAGTTAAGGGCTTACCAAGACCGTCTACAGGCTCTTACAGGCGGTGCATTGACTCAGGCTGAGATGGCGCAGCAACAATATGCTCCGCTTCAGCAAAGTGCTACAGGACTGTTTGGCTTGGGTCAGCAGTATCTTGCACAGTCTCCTCAACAGGTTGCGGCTCAATATATGCAGCAGCAACAGGACTTGCTTGCTCCTAGCCGTGAACGATCAATGGCTCAATTGCAAAATCAGTTGTTCCAGCAGGGTCGTGGTGGTTTGTCTGTTGGTGCTACAGGTATGCGTCCTAGCGGTGCGGCTGGCTTTGGTGCTGCCTCTCCTGAGATGGAAGCGTACTACAACGCTATGGCTCAACAAGATGCTCAGTTGGCTGCTAATGCTCAACAGGCTGGTCAACAGAATGTTGCGTTTGGTGCTGGATTGTTGGGTAGTGGTTCTCAGTTGATGAGTCAGTATCAAGCTGGTCAAGTCGGTGCATTGAACCCGTTTACAACGTATTTGGGTGGTGGACAAGCTATTGAGCAGATGGGACAACAACCTTTGACCTTGGGTGCTGGCTTGGGTGGTCAAGCGGCTGCTTATGGTGCTAATGTTGGTAAATCATTGCTTGAAGGTGGAATGGGTGCGGCATTGACTCAACAACAAGCTAATGCCTATAACCCATTTGCTGAATCTCTCCAAAATCTTGCAAGTAGACCGCAATTTGGTCAAGGTGTTGCAAACTGGTGGGAAAACAGACCTCAAACAATAAATTACAACCCATCACAAGCAGGTGATTGGAATAGTCTGTATAGCACTCCAGAAAGTGCTTATGGTGGTTCTTGGGGTCAATAAGGGAAAAATCATGGCTGAAACAATCAATAATCAATCAAATACAAATTGGTTTCCTAATGAGGATAAATATTACAATGAATGGGCGAATGACAGAGACAGTAACGCACTTTACCCAACTTGGCTGCGTGAAAATTACCCTGAAGTAGCCGCCGAAAGAGCTGCGGCTAGTACTCCCCCTGCTATTGATTACAGCCGTAATCCAGTTTTTGAAAGTGATCTTAAACCTACCTTTGCCACATTTGAAGATTATCTAAATAAAAGACTTTATGGCAGTCAAGCAGCAGCAGCAGCAGCAGCGCCAGCACCAGCAGAAGCAGCGCCAGCACCAGCACTAGCATCAGCATCACTATTATCTGGACGACTTAATGAACGTCCATTAACACTTGATACAAGAAATGATGCAACAGCAGCAGCTTCTTCATCAGTTGTCGCAGGAATGTTTCCTGAAGTAGAAGCCATGCAACGTGCTTTGTATCAACAAAAGCAAAATGAAGCAATGCAAGCACAAGCACTGCAATTTGCAAAACTATCTCCTTTCGAAAAGGCTTCATATGGCCTAGCTATGGGTGGTCAACAGTTGGGTGGTGCTATTGGTGGTGCTTTAGGTGCAAAAGACCCTCAGATGCAAATGATTAGTTTGCAAAATCAAATGCTTAGAATGGTTGACCCTAATAAACCTGAGACTTATGACAGGGCAATTAGTCTTGCCTTGCAAACTGGCGACAGGAATACTGCATTGATGCTCAATGATGAGAAGAAGAATGCTCAGGTGAGAAAGACTGAGAATCTTCAGTTAGGGTTGCAGAAATTGGCTCAAACTCTTTACAAGCCTGATGGTTCTATTGATGAAAATGTATACGCTACATTGCAAAGTTATGGAGCAGTTGGGCAAGCAGTTATTGACCAGCAAGCCAAAGGATTCCAAGGCTTACAAACTCAAAAGGCTCAATCACTTGGAAGAAGTTTATATAAGGCAGATGGCACTATTAATCAAGAAATTCAAAGACAACTTCAATCAAGTCCTGAAGGTATTAAGGTTTTAAAAGAATTCGCCCCTGAACGAGTAACAATGAAAGAAGGCGAAATAATGTATTCTGTTCCAACAACAGTTGGAGGAGAATTTACGCCAATTCTTTCTGGTGGTAAGAAGCCTGAACCATTTACGGGTGAAATGGCTAATGCTGCAAACCTACTTTTTCAAACAACAGACCCTGCAAAAATATTTACTAAAAATGGTCAGTCTGGACTTGATGCAGTAGCTAGAAAAGCAGAAGAAATTTCAATAGCAAAAAGACCTGTTACAAATGTCAATATACAAAATAGTCAGCAAAAAGGGTTTGGAGATGAGTTGACTACTATAACAACTGGAAATATTAGAGCAGGAAGAGCAGCAGTTCCTGCCATTAGTTCCATAAAAAATATGCAAGTACTTTTAGATGAAGGTGTAAAAACTGGATTTGGTCAATCTACTGTATTGCAACTTGGGAAAGCTGGACAATTTTTTAATCCTGATTTCAACATAAGAGGATTAGCTGGAACAGAAGCATTTGATGCTTTCTCAACTAATGTGATATTGCCGCAAGCTAAACAATTGGGTACTGCCCCAACAGATAAAGATTTGGCATTTGTTGAACGTGGCGCACCTACCTTATCTAAAACAGTTGCTGGCAACAAATTAATTCTTTCTGCACTTGAATTAAAACTTGAGCGAGAAAAAGATTTGTCCAGATTTACAAATGATTGGATAGCTAAAAACAATAAATTGACTGTCAATGATCCAGTGAATGCATACACAAAATGGAATACTGATGTTGATAATTATATGCAAAGTAGCCCGCTATATGCGCCAGCCTCTGAAAAATTAAGAGAACAATTCAATGCACTTTCAAATACGGCAAGATCAGAAAACCTAGACGCAAAGAAAGCTGTTCGTGATAGTGGATTAGTTAAACCATAAAGGAAAAGAAAATGGCTTCTCTTAAAGAACAAATTTTAGACTTGCGTGACGAATTGTTGATTGCCAAAGATGAGGGGAAGTTAACTCCTGATGGTCAAAAAATGCTAGACCAACTTGAAACAAAAAGTTGGTCAACGCAAGGATTTGGTCAATTTATGCAAGGATTGACAGCTAATTTTTCTGACAGTGTAATTGGGTCAATAAAATCATATTTAAGCCCTGCTCCAACCGCAATTGCAAAACAGGTTGGTATGGCTACGCCAGATCAACCACCGCCATCACCATCAGATGTTGGAGTTGCACTAGAAAGAATTGGTCTAGAAGAATATAGTAAAGAGTCCCCTGTTAAATCAGTTGCGGCTAATATTGTTGGCGCAGCGCTTCCATCATTACTTCTTAAGAAACCAGTAGGTCAAACATTACCTACTCAAATTGGCTTAACTTCCGCTTCTGGCTTTACTTCTGGAATAGGAGAATCTGAAGCAGAGTTATTTAGCCCTGAATCAATGAAGTCAGGCGGCACAGGTACTGTATTGTCATTGGGTATGTTGCCCATAGCAAAAGGTATCAAAATGGGGTCTGGTGCTGTTTATCGTGGAATCGTAAAATCTATATTTGACAACCCTCAGAAACTTGGAACTGATGAGGCGAGATCACTTATAAAGCAAGCATTAGTTGCAGATGTTGGTGGTATTGATGAAGCTATCAAGTACGTTTTAGACCGTCAAGGTAAGACCAAACCTTATGCTTTAGCTGATATAGGCGCAAATACTAGGGCATATTTAGATGCGGCTAATACCATACCAAGCGTTGGGAAAACAATTGCTAAAAATTTCATAGAAGAAAGAGATAAGGGAATATTATCAAGGTTGACAACAGACTTACAAGTTGCTTTTGGTTCAAAAGCCGCATTCTTTGATGAGTTCAATGCCCTTAAACAAGCACGATCTCAACTTGGTGGCGCACTTTATGATAGAGCATTAAAAAAAGATATACCTGTTACTTCTGAGTTAGTTTCTTTAATGGATAGACCTAGTGTTAAAAATGCTTTTGTAAGAGCGCAAGAACTAGCCGAAGAACAAGGGGTTAAATTACCTGATGTAAAAGTAGTAAATGGAAAACTTGTTACATCAGATGGCAACTCAGTTACAAATATAAACACAACTTTTTTGCATTATGTAAAAATGGCTTTGGATGATGGTATTAATGTTGGTAAAAATACATCTAGTGGAATTGGCTCAACTCAACTTAATGCATTTAAAGATACTAGATCAAAGTTTCTTGCTTTGTTAGATTCTTCAAATACTACATATAAAAATGCAAGGCGTGTATGGAGTGGTGATTCAGCAGTAATGGATGCTATGGAAGATGGTCGGACAGTCTTCAACAAAACCCCTAAAGATGTTGACATATTGCTAAATGATATGAAGACAATGACTAAATCAGAACTTGAGGGATTGCGTCTTGGGACTATGCAAAATCTTCTAGACAGAATCGGTGGAGCGCAAGTTGCTGATACGGTTGTAGGTGCAACTGGAAATCCAGCGTTAAAGATCATCAATAACCCAAAGAATTTGAGAATTATTCGTGAGACTTTTCCTAAAGATGAAGCTGGAGACAAATCTTTTAGTCTATTCATTAAAAACTTGAAAACTGAAGTGGAGATGAAAAGCACTTCAAAACAAGTTTTACAAGGGTCACAAACTGCCGAAAGAACTCAAGCAATTCAAGATGTTCGTGCTGGTGGTCAGGCTATGCGAGAAATGCCTGTTATGAGTGTTCAAGGAATTTTGACTAGAGCATTGCAAAGAGATTATGCAAATCTTGGAGATGAGCAAACTCGTGCTGTAGCTGCTGAAATGACCCGTATTTTGACAACAACTGAGCCAAAGAAATTACAAAAAATCGCAAAAGAATTGGCTGGTCGAAGTGTTTATGACGTAATTAGTAAGGATATTCCAGAACTTCTTCCAGCATTAGGTCGTTCTCTTTTAGGCTCATATTCTGTGGGTGTTGGCGGTGGAAGTTTAGCTCCATCAGTAGGTACAGCCACAGGCTTGTTTTCAACCCAATAGGAGAACTTCATTGATCCAATCACGTTATGCCTCATGGCGGCTGGTCTGGTCAAACAGATTCAAGCTGGTTGCGAACTCTACAAGCAAGCTAAAGAATCTTTTGTTGAGATTAAAGCCACTGCTGATGAAGTCGTTGGGATATACAAAGAAGTTACTGGATTTTGGGGTAACTTCCGCAAACTCTTTGGTGCTAAACCAAAGCCTCAAGCTGCAAAGCCTGTTGCTAAGTCTAAGAAATCTGTTTATGCACCTGTTGATGAGACTCAAGTCAAAGTTGGTATCGTCCAAAGTCTGACAGAGTTCTTCAAGATTCAAGAGCAATTAGAAGCGCACATAAGGGAAGAAGAAGAGAAGTCAAAGAACGTCTATGACCCTGACCAGAACTACATGGAAGCTGCACTCAAGAGAGTGATGGCACAACAGCAGATGGCTGAGTTGGTGGTGCAGATCAGGGAATGTATGGTGTACCAGAGTCCTCCTGAGATGGGCGCACTGTACTCAGAGGTCTTTAACATGAGAGAGACAATACAAGAGGAGCAAACTCAGGCGAGATTGAAGCAAGAAGCAGTAAAACGGCGGGAACTATGGCAACGCAAACAGGAAGAAAGAAACTTCCAGCTAAAACTAGCGTACCTAGCAGCGACTACTATATTCCTCCTTTACCTGTGGGCGTGGTTACTGTTCGTAAGTCAGTGGAGGAAGACATAGTGGGATGGATTGCTGCTTGCTTGCTGATTGCCTTGTTGTTGCCTGTCATGGGGTTTCTTTATCTTGACATCTTAGAGGCTAAGAATGAGGTCAATTCTCAGGTAGAGAAGGTCGAGAAAATGCGGCAAAAGCTTGAGCAAAAAGAAAGGGAGAAAAGCAAATGAGAATATTATTCTTGATGGCATTGGTACTGTTGACGGGCTGTGAAGACCGATTTCGCTATAGTTGCCAAGACCCTAAGAACTGGCAAAATGCTGAGTGCAAGCCCCCTATTTGCACAGCTACAGGCACTTGCCCTGAAATGTTAGTTAAACCTGAACAGGAGAAAAAGTGATGCCTACCATTGGATACAAACCAAACAACCGAATGACTGCTGAAGAAATTGAAGTCAGAATTTGGGCAATCGTAATATTTGCTTTGACCTTGATTCTTCTTGGATCAGTGGCAATGTTCCTGTATTCAGTCTCATTTGTAACTCAGCCAATGTCAGGCATGGCAGCAATTGACAAGATTTATACACAACAGATTAATACCATCATGGTGTTTATCACTGGTGTTCTTGGTGGTGTTGCTGGTCGTTCTGGTGTCAAAGCAATAGCAACTGCGACATCAAAGGCTGAAGTTGTTGACAATGATGAGCCGCCTAAGCCATGAGTCTGTTTAATCCTTGGGTAATTTTGGGTATTCTCATCGCCATTGGTTCTGCCTTTGGCGGTGGATACTCTAAGGGTAAACATGATGAGTTTACTAAACAACAGCTTCAGATTGCTGCTCTGAATGCAGATGCTCGACAAAAGGAACAGGCACTGGTTTCTGCTGTGAATACCCAATCTAACCAACTGATGAAAGCTAACCAAAATGCTAAACTTTTACAGCAAAAGCGCAATACTGACATTGACTCTGGTGCTTTGCGGTTGCGGATCGCTGTCAAAGCCTCAGAGTGCGCCGTACACGCCTCCTCAGATACCACCGCTACCAGCGGAAGTAACTCAGGAAGTGCATCAGCCGAACTTGACCCAGAGACTTCTAAAGCTCTTATCGCCATCACAGACGAAGGAGATGCCGCCATCAGAAAACTTGCAACTTGTGTCTCCCTCTACAACGAAGCCCTCCAAACCTTGAAAGTCAAACCATGAACTTATCTGCCAACTTTTCCCTGAAAGAACTGACCAAGTCCGACACTGCTACTCGTTTGGGTCTGGACAACACGCCTGATGAAGCAACCATTGAGAACCTCAAACTGTTGTGCCAAGAAGTATTGCAGCCTATTCGTGAACACTTTGGCAAGTCTGTTACCGTGAATAGCGGTTTTCGCAGTCCTGAAAGTAATGCTGCTGTGGGAGGGTCGAAGACCTCAGACCATTGCAAGGGGCAAGCCTGTGATATAGAGATAGCTGGTATTGCTAATGCTGACCTTGCACAGTGGATCATGGATAACCTTGACTACACACAACTTATTCTTGAGTTTTACACACAGGGTATACCCGATAGTGGATGGGTTCATGTATCTTATGACCCGAATAACATCAAAATGCAAGAGTTGACTGCTGTCAAGGTTGCAGGGAAGACTCAGTATTTGAATGGTTTACACGCCTAATCGTCAAAGAAGTGGAGGAAAATCCATACTCCTAGTATGAGGAGTCCTCCACCAAAAGCCAAAAGTAAAATCAAGGAAAAGACATTCGCAATCATCTTGGTTCTCCAATCATCTGTTTAGTGTTAAACAAGTCCTTGTATTGAGGGTATTTTGCTTTCCAGAGTCTTGCATAAAAAGCAATGTAGTCGTTACTAATCTTGAAGTCTGAACCAGTAGTGACTATGGTGACTTCCCACCTAATTCTGTTGATTATCAGCCAATGACTGACCTTTGTTCGACCCATTCTCACGGCTTCTAGAGCAAACATTTCAAAGTATTCCCAAACATGGGGATTCTCTTTATGCCAATTCCACCATATCTTCTTACGTTCTATAAAACTTAAAGTCATATCAACTCCTATCAAAGTTAGTGGGTAC